GTATAATTCCCCTGTTTAAAATGTCTATCAAGTACGTACTCGACAGCGTTGATTTTGGCTTTGGCAATAATAATTCTCAAGGTCTACCAGACGGTAGACTAACCATAGTGAATAAAACCAGTGCGGTTGTTAAAGACGGCATTGGCACTTATGTCTCAGATTTGGAATTAAGTGCGGATTTCCAAATGGCAGGTAAGAAGAAAACCTGCAAAATGGTCCCAGAGTATACTAACTACTCGGGGTATAACAAACAGTTCATAGATGAAGACGGAAATTTCAACGGTGCAGCTGCTTTTAGCGAGTTTGCCAGGACGTCTTCGGCGAAGAGGCTAGTCAAGGAGGACACTATGATGAACGTTAGCAAGCAAGTGCAAGGTGATAGTCATGAGAGTTTTTTGTATAATATGCTTGTATCGTGGTTGAAAGCGAAGATATACAAAGACAGTGGGGCTAGAAACAACGTATTGAGGATTTTAATGGCCCCTTACAGGGATGCACACGTGGTGGTAGACTTAGGAACTGGACTGGAAGATCATACTGAGGAAGTCCTTTTAGGATTTCCCGTAGATGACGAATCTGTGGAAGCTGGTGTATGGGCAGCACGCACTAAAGAAAATTACTGGGAAAAACCTTACGTAATGACTTATAATGCAGCCCAACGCGTTCAAGAGGCATATTACTTGGTGCATGTTTTAGGAAGGAATCAAACGTCCAGACTAAACTTTGACGTGTACATACCAGGCCTAGATACTAATCAACTGCTTTTGGAACCTGTGAATGGAACTGGTGTTATTACTGGGGATTTCAATGGTATACCGTGGACTGAACCTCAAACGCAGTGGGCATGGATAATTGATTATGTGCGACTGAATAGAGTAGAACAACACTTTGCGGCAGCTCTAGAAGCACTTGGGGCTATGGCGCTCCATCCTTGTTGGTCCAGTATGGAAGCTTGTGCCTGGCAAGAGGCTGAATTACGGTTAGTCCTAGCCAACTTTTCTCCAACGAGGGCAAGAATAAAAGGCGTACTTGAGGGTGTGGCATATGAGCCAGAGACAAACGGACCTGCTTTCCCGATGAGCGAGGCTGGGATACCTGAGAACTTTATAGCCGCATCAGGAGTCTTGAATTATTATATGTGGTATGGGCTGTATAGTCTATATCATAACGAGGCCAGAAGTAGAGATGACTGGAGAACTGTATTTGGGTCACTGTATGAGGAACTTGGTATTACGGCAACGGCTCATATGCGACCTGCGGCAGTATCACTTGTAACTGGAAAGGAATTTCCGACGGCAATGACAGAAGGGTGTGGTGTTTCGATTGACACTTCATATCTCTACAGGATGGACAGAATAACCCAGATAAGGGATTTAGATGGCACGATAGGGGCAGAAGTCAAAATAGACGCCATATATGCTCCTGTCAGCGGCAGCATCATACTGGGGGCAGTTGCATGTTCTCTGGAGACGACAGCACACTTGCAGGCAGTCCAAGTATTTAAAGGTTTGGGAAGATCAAACCCTAGGTACGACTTCGAGCAGAAAGTGATCGTAGCAAATATCTACAGGCTTTTCGGGCACGAGGTTACTTTCCGCGACTCGTTAAACGGAAGTGAAAAGAAGTCTTGGGCGCCAGTGAGGGAATGCATAGTAGAACCAGCTAGTATAGAGTTCGAAACCAACCTAGTGCACACCTGGGAACCGCACGAATCAAGTAGGCGCGAGGGCAGGTCACACGTGCTACCACAATTACGCACAGTACTCGACGGGCAGATCCTAAATATAAGTATTAGCAAGCCAAATGTAAGTCTCATGAAGTGGCAATCGAGGGTGGTAAAGATCCGGCCTGTCGTGCGTCTTACTAGAGTTAAGAAACCGGTTGAGTTTAAAATAAATACGAGCTTGACCCCAAGGCCCGCAATATTTGCTGCGCGGAGAGTACACAATGCACCCGGCCAGCATTTTCGCATGGACGCAGCGGAGCTACCCCCCCGATTGCCGGAAGGCCCAGTGGTTCAAGCACAGCCGCCGGTAGACCCGGGTGGCGGCGGGGTGGCTGCGGCGTTAGTTTTACCGCCGCAGCAGGCCGTGCAGCAGGTTGGTCCTGCGGGTGTGGAATAAAAAACAAGCCGGTGACAGAAGCCGGCAAATGTATGAATTGTGAGACAGAAGATAGTAGAGCACCAAATACTATACCGATTTCGAGTACGTATAAAGTTTCCGTAGACCCTGGAGTGCTAGACAGAAAAAGTTTTCCTATTCTGGTAATGGGCGAGTCTAGTGGCGAGGAAGGGGTTGAATCATCTGCGCAGGCAAACGCAGAAAAATTAGCTATTTTACGAAACAATTTCATGTATTATAAGGACAAGATTGCCAGGAGCAAACAGTACGAACAGGAGTTTCTCAGAAAGAAGATGTTTTTAAAAGAAAGTAAGAATCTGCAGAGCAAATTCGAAAATAGAGGAGATATAATGATCGGCAAATCCATAATAAGTAGGAAATGTAGCACTAGCAACACTGTAGCAAGTAATGTACAAACTGTAGAGCAGAAAATACTTAATGCAGAAAGCGGTTTACACCGTTTCGGCGCACCTGGTGTGCTAGATAATGATGATGTAGAAGGGGTACATGTAACTATAAACGAATGCAGCTATAGCTCTGATGAAATTAACGAACATGACGAAAAAGTGAGGCGTGATGAACGAAAAATGATACCCAAGTCAATCAATCGACGTTTTGCGAGCTACCCCGTGCCCGCAGCATTGCTGGTAAATGGCTTCGGGAAATACGAGGCTTGTGTCTTCTCAGACGCAGAATATCTTGTAATAGATAGACTGGAAGGGGAGTTTGATGAAATGGACACATGGTACAATTATTACAATACTGGAGTGCAAGCGAGGTTGATTCCTGTGTCGGGTGCAACTTACGTGTACTACAAGGTTGACCAAGTACTGGCGCCCGTAACAAAACAAATATTGGCTGCATTGTCGAGACATTTCATCGAGGACTATACTGGTTACTACAACGACTGGTGTACAGATGACAACGTCTTCCTGCAATTTGGCCGGCGAGCAGGAGAGGTTATGACTCCAGGGGAAGTAACGGATACTGAACTAGAGAATTTGCCAAGGGCGGACATTTCTTCTCTCCATCATACTCATTTCACAGCTCAGGAAGTGTGGGACGTATTGACCAGTGAAGAGCGGAACAGAGCCAGGAAGGCTTGGTCTTTAAAAAATATTGCTACGACCACCATGATGGGAGGCATGATGTTATGGTGCGCCAGCGTTTCGGACGAAACAGTCGAAAAGGTCGAAAAAGCCGGCTTGTTTTCAGTGGGCTCAGTCCAAGAATTCACTAAACTTGGTAAGTCTATATCAGTGAGGGCTAAGTCATATCAAAATATTGTGGCTTCAGACTTAAGAGATGTGTTCGAACTCGACGTCCTGGTGAACAGGGTAACCGGAGAAGTGGACTGGAGGGCTGAGAAGAAGAACCGGACTGAACCGTGTTTGACGAAAATACCCTACAAGACGGTATATGAGACAGCAAAAAAACTGTTCTCTAAATATGATCCAGACAGAGAAAAATATAGGCGTCTGGATTGGAAGAAATACTGGGGAGCGAGATGGCAATGGTCTGCTTCAGGGTCAATACATAGTCAATATGCTGAAGACACAGAAGGGCTGCCCAAAGAGAGGGAGCTGCGTAATAAGTTCATAGCACTAAATATAGCGGAAGATGTGCCAATTGAACATTATTTGAACCGTAGACCCGAGCTACACGCATGGTCTTCTGTGAAGTACGAGTGGGGCAAACAGAGAGCTATATACGGATCGGACATGACCAGTTACGTGTTAACACACTTTGTGTTTTTTAATTGTGAGGACACGTTACCATCAGATTTTCCGGTTGGTTCGAAAGCAAGACCCTCATACGTATCATCTAGGGTTCGGGCCGTGTTGAGAAGAGCGACACCTTGGTGTGTGGACTTTGAAGACTTTAATAGCCAACATTCCAACTCAAGCATGGTGGCAGTGCTCAACGCTTACCTTGATGTTAACAACGATAGAATGTCTGATGAACAGAAAAAAGCGGCCAAATGGGTAGTTGAATCTGTTTTAAACACTAGAGTTACAGACAACATGGGGTTAAAAGAAACGTATAAGGCCAAGGGAACTCTAATGTCCGGGTGGAGACTCACGACGTTTGTGAATTCTGTTTTGAACTACATCTACACGCGAGAGATGCTTGGGAAGGAAACTGCTGTGCGTAGGTCTGTTCATAACGGAGATGACGTGTTATTGGGTGTAACCAATTTCAAACTAGTCACTTCCGCAGTGGGGCAAGCACGTAATTTAGGCATAAGATTACAAAGGTCTAAGTGTGCATTCGGAGGCATAGCAGAATTCTTGAGAGTCGACCATGTTAGAGGGGAGACTGGACAGTATTTGACGAGGAACATCGCCACGTTAATGCATTCTAGGATAGAGTCAAAAATCTCATTGTCGGTCAGAGACATAGTGTCATCCATGGAGTCCAGGTTCAAAGAGTTTGTACAACGAGGGGGAAGCAAAGACTTAGTTGTTAGGCTCAGGAAGAGGTATTATTCTAGGATAGCGCCGGAGTTTAAACTGACGGCAGCACAACTCTACGTCGTCAAAACATCTCACGCAGTAGTCGGGGGGTGTTCAGAAAGCAGATCGGCACCTGTAGACGTGCTGATCGACTACAAGAAAGAGGGTGAAGTTGAGGGCTTACCCAAGCATTTACCAGGGGTAATAGCTTATGCCAGAGCTCTCAAAAAACAGTTAGAACTGAAGGTAGAGCTATCTGAGGTGATAACGCGAATATATAGTGCGACCGAGAACGCGGTCAAATTGGTGAGGGAACAAGTTTCTTTCAATAAGCCAAGAGACGTCATGCGGTATAAAAGGTATAAAGCACTGTATAAAGCACATAAGGAGGTTGCAGAGAC